ACTCAGAAAATCTGAAATACCTGTCCCAGATGCAATCGCATCGTTTAATCCTGTACCAAAGTCCTGATCGTTACCAGATATTCCTTGTCCGTCATCAAAACTCTGTATAAAGTCTTGAGATTGTCCACCACCCGATTGTGTTTGATCTTGTGCTACATCAAACGCTGATGTACTAGCTCCTGTGTCTATTGTTGTAACTGCTTGTACTGATGATTGACCCATAGCTTGTTCTTGTTGTGCTTGGAATGTAGAATCACCTGTTGTACTCTCTTGTGATATCTGCCCACCTGAATTATTACTACTACCATCTGATGATTGTACTTGTTGTTGTCCACTACTAGATGAACCACTGCTTGTACTACCTGCTGAACCACTGTCTTGGATAATGTCTTGTACAACACTAGCTGTACTACTATCACCACCGAAGTCAGCTTTGTTAACAGCTATAGCTAACGACATAGGACTGCCTGATACCTTACGACTACCACCACCGCTTCTTTCTCTACGACTTCTTGTGTCTCTTGCTGGTGCTTCTCTTTCTACTTGTTCTTCTCTAGCTTCTTCCCTTTGCTCTTCTTCCCTTACTTCCTCTTCTGCAATCTCTTCTTGGAAGAACGTCTCTTCCATCTCTGGTTCTAATAGTTCTTCTAATTCTTCTTCACTAATTAAATCCTCGAACGCTTCATCGTCGATTAAATCTTCTAGTCTTTCTTCTCCAACTTCCTCAATGAACTCTTCGTATATTTCTTCTTCTTGTTCTTCTAATGCCTCTCGTTCATAGTCTTCTAGGAATTCTTCTTCAAATCTTTCTTCTTCAAACTCTTCTAGGAATTCTTCGTGTCCGCATGTAGGACAATCTCGTGTATCACCAGGCATTGCTATTAAGTATTCTAATTCATCATTGCTTATATGACTTTCATATAATAAGTCCTCTGCCATCATTGGGTCTAAAGCATAATCATATGATTCCCATACTACTGTTCCTGTGTCATCAAATTCTATGTCTGAACCCATCCATTCATCTACTTGTTCTTGTCCAAACTCTCGAACGTCTACTTCATACCAGTCTTCCATAGTAAAGTCTTCATAGCCATCTCCAAAGTGTTCTATGTTTTGTTCGTGTTCTACTTCTTCCCAAGTTTCGTCTAATTCTCCGGCTATCATCATATCCGCTAAATCTGTATATTCATCTTCTATATGACTGCCCATTTGGTTTGTGCCGTTCCATTGCATATCAGGATCTAAGCCTAAACGAATTAAATCATCTTGTCCCATTGTTATAAGGACTGCGTCTTGTAAGCTCATACCTGAATCTACTAGCATCTGCTGTTCGCCATTTAAATTTTCATATGAAATAGAGTCGTCATCTCTAGGATCGTATCCACATGCACCACAATCATTTCCGTCTGTATATCCTTGTTGGTTTTCTCTGTCTTCATCGGAATAGCCATATTCATCGCCTTGCATGCTGTTCAAGTCGTCCCACATTGTTCCTTGTTCGTCTTCTATACGCTGGAGTTCTGCATAATAGCCTGGACATGTAGAACTAAACAAGGGATCTCTATCACACTCTGAGTCAGTATATGCTTCTTCGTAATCTCCACATTGTGAGGAATACAATGCATCGTTAGAACATTCTAAAAATAATTGTTGAGCCGCGTATGCGTCATCGTAGCCTGGACAGTCTGCTGAAGATAAAGGATCGTTATCACATTGATTATCATGTGTATCTGAGTATACAACTTTACCTGATGTCCAACCAGGCCCGGAAGAATTTGAGGTTGCTCCTTCTATGTTTCCATTAGCATTATCAAAACTATCAAAAGTTGTATGTCCGCCTGTGTTGTCATCATAATACAAGAATGTTTCGTTTTCTCCGTCAGCACCTTTACCCTGCGCTCCGATTAACACATCATGATTTTGAATATCTAATTCTCCATACAACATACCATAGGTATTGTCATTACGGATTATAAGCTCGAAACTGTTACTTGAATTTCTGTTGTACTCTCTCATAAAGTACCAACCATATACAACATAGTCTCCAAAGTTTTGATAGGCCATTTTAGAGGTCTCCCTCACGCCGCTTGGTAAAACTCCAGTACCTCGAATAAGGTCTGTCCAAAAAGGATATATTGTGTAGTCTCTGTAAGGAAGTGCTTGGGGTGTGTAATCATTACATTGGTCTGAAGGCGATCCACCGGCTGCATTAATTAAGTTAAGACACCCATTAGTATTTTGTCTACCACCGTCGAATGTTTCTCCCCATCTGCTAAAGTTAAATCCCCAAAGTGTTTCATTACATCTACCATCATCAGATCCGTTACAGTTTGTGCCTGAATTGTAAATGTTGAATAGAGGTATGTTACCTAGTCCTGGACCGCCACTTTCTGAGCCGTCGAGCATAGACCAGCTTCCGTCAGTACCATCATATGTAGAGTCTCCATTAGCAGTACCAATAAAGGCAATACAAAGATACGCTACAATTGCTAGTTTGTAGATGAAGTCTCTAAAAGTTTCCATTCTCTTTTACAAGTGCTCCCAGATTTTTTAATGCCTTTTAAATTACGGCCGGTTCTAGATGATTTGCCGGAAGTATGTAATGTCTTCTTACAAGCTCTTATCCAATCAGACTTCAAACTTTTCTGAAGTTTTATTTCCTGAAGTATAGCTTCCTGTTTTTCCTCTTCTATTCTGTCTAACTTTGCTTGGTATTCTGAGTAGTCAGGCCTTTCTGTAGGATTAGCAACCCATTGTGCTGCTGCCTCTTGACCTATAGCTCCTTGGTAAGGACAAGGTGTTCCTGCCATTTCCATTGCCTTAAATACTCTCTCATCTTGGCACATTAAGGAAACCGCTGCTACCTTCATGCCCATATCATATACTGTTTTAGAAAGTTTAATTCTTTCACAGTTTAAATCGTTAATTGACATACCTCCAGCTAAACCAAATATTTGTCCTTGGAAAGCTCCACTTACACCAGTTGTACATAGGTCCTGAGAATACGACGCCCCAATACTTGGTGCAATTGCACTAGCTGGAGGGCTCTTAATTTCTTGTTTAATGTTCTGAGTTGTTTCGTTTATATTCTTGTTCGTGTTGTTATTGGTGTTGGTATTTTCGTTTTTGTTATTAGTCTCCACCTTACTATCACTTGTGCTGGTGTTGTTATTGTTGTTCGTGTTGTTATTGTCAGATTTTGTATTGTTGTTATTGTTATTCGTATTATTTGACGTGCTATTTACAGTTTGATCTACTGTTGAATTATTGTTGTTCGTATTATTAGCAGTACTGTTAACAGTTGAATTATTATTGTTCGTATTGTTTGAAGTAGAGTTATTTGTGTTGTTATTAGTACTGGTGCTAGTGTTGTTGTTCGTATTATTGTTGGTGTTGTTACTAGTTGATGTGCTAGTATTATTGTTTGTGTTGTTATTGGTGTTGGTATTATTATTGGTATTGTTTGATGTATTGTTGTTTGTATTTGTTGAAGTGTTGGTATTCGTATTAGCTGATGTATTATTATTTGTATTAGTATTAGCAGATGTATTGTTGTTGGTATTGGTGTTCGTGCTAGTATTGGTATTGGTGTTTGTGTTAGCCGATGTGTTATTATTTGTATTCGTATTCGTCGAAGTGTTAGTATTCGTATTAGCTGATGTGTTATTGTTGGTATTGTTGTTCGTATTATTGTTGGTGTTGGTACCAGTGGTGGTAGTCGTTGTTGTGGTTGTATTATCTACAGTCTCACAATATTGAGTACCAGCGGTACAAGTACCTGTGCTCTGTGCGTAAGCGTCGGCCGGTACTAGAGCTATTGCTAAATACCCCGCGAAGACTGTCCAAGCAATAATTGATTTGAGTTTGTGCATTATTCTTTTCCTAGGTTAGTCACGTCACGACTGGATTATATAAGAATAATGTAAATTAAAAGTGGTTGTCGCTATATTTATAACAATTGGCACATATAGGGGACCATTAATTATCTAATTCGTGACTAGGTATTATAAATTACTGTGTAATGGATATTAAGGCATACTCTATTAGATGCATAAATACATATATGAAAACACTTAGAGTAGCGTTCACAATATCCTTAATGGCAGTATTTTTTTGGACATGGCCTGTCCGGCTGCTTACCAACAAAAACAATTGCTACTTCTGGACACTCGAGAGATTACTCACCGAAGGCGGCCGTGCTAAGTGGTATAACTCTAAACGTTGGTTTGGGCATCATGTTATATGGATAGACAATCAGAGCCAGGCGTGGGAGTATACGGTACCTCGTATGAATAAAGGTACTCCATGGTATAAGATGTTATTTTATTATGGAACAGTTCGTAAATTTAAATCTTTTAGAAAGGATCAGTAGTGGCGTCAACAACTTTTAAACAAAACAAATCCTGGGCTCCGTTATCACTACTAGTAGGACAGACTATAGCACAAGTAACCGCCATATGCTCCCTGTTCATGTTTCCATGGACAACAGCCACAGCATCAATTGCTTTTACAACATACATATGTATAATGCTTAGCGTTACAATGGGATATCACAGATTATACTCTCACAACTCATGGAACTGTCCTAAACCACTAGAGTATGTTCTATTATTCTTCTGTCATATAATGATGATAGGACCAGCAATTACATGGGCTGCTAACCACAGGGAACATCATAAATTCGTGGACACAGATAAAGATCCACATAGTCCTCATTATAGAGGCTGGTTGTTAGCGTACTTTGGACAAGTACTTATTACAATCAATTTTAAATACGCACGTGATCTATTAAAGAAACCGTTACACAGATTACAAGTTAAATATTATTGGCATGTTATAGTAGCATACGCAGGAGTACTAGCAGTTATAGATCCAATGGCATTACTATATGCTTGGTTAATACCATCAGGCTTTGCTAAACTTATTGGCTCATTAGTATTTACTTTCTCACATAGAGGAAAACAACCTCATAGTGATACCTGGGTTGGACTTATTACATTAGGTGAAGGCTTCCACGATATCCACCACGAACAAGGTAACAGAAAAATACTTTGGCATCCGTTGGATATGGGAGGCCAACTTATTAGGATGATTGACAGAAATGCTAAAGTATAACAAACGAAACTACCCAGCCATATCTGAGTTACCAATAGAATTAGATTATGATATTATTGATAAGTTCTTACAAGCAAACCAAGACAAGTGGCAAGATAATATTACTGCACACAAAGGTTTAGCAGTTGCAAGTAATAACATTGCCAACGACACCTATAAACATGTAGAACACTTCCATCTAACTGAATGTAGAAAAGAAGAAGAGTTAGAATCCGCAGAAGAGTACTCTACAAAAGATAAACTAAGAAGAAACATTCCGTTCTCAATGGACGAGCATAACTGGGATCAACCCGTTGATTTCTACGAAGGTTCAGAATTACAAAAACATCTAAACGAGAAGTTTCAAGACAAACTTATAAGAGTTCGTTTCTCTAAAATGTATCCGGGTGGCGAAGTTCCACCTCATATAGATTATAACACTACATATGCTATGCGTTTTATTATACCATTATCCGGCAACAAGGGCGTTGAAAATCACTTTTGGGTAAATGGAGAACATATAAAGGTTGAAATGAAGGAGAAAAGAGTGTATCATCTAAACATTGGATATAAACATGCAGTGTACCATAATGGCGACAACACACGTTATTACCTTATGGGCTCAATAGCAGGACAGAGAGATTTTGAATGTATAAGATTAAAAGCAGGGCAGAACTAAAGTCTACTGGACTACTAGGTTCCATTGACATTATAATAAACCAAGCCTATGAAGAAGGTAACGGTGAAGCATTTACAAACAAGTACCACCCATACGATTCCCCGGGCGAAACATTCGTAGCATTCTGGGACGATAAGCCAGCAGGTATGATTTCATGTGAACCAAGCGAATACACCAGCGATCCTGATATAGCTGCTCGAGCTTGCCGTTTACATGTACTTAAAAAATACAGAGCTAAACAAATAGGCTTCCAGTTGTTTGATGCTTGTTACAACTACAGCAAAGACAAATACAAAGTGCTTTATATAACACACTCTGTTGATGCAAGAGCAATGAACGCAATTTATCAGAAACGAAAAATGTCGTTGTTCAAGGGTGCAGAAAAAAATCCTTACGAGTTAGAGTCTTGGAAACGATTAGAATGGAATAAAGAATATTTGTTTCAAGTTGACTTGACAGCTGACTATTACCAAAACATATATCAAATAACCCTTGAAGATAATTTTCATTGGAACCCTAAATCTAACGTAGTGAGTTTTAAGTGATGGAGTTTAGAGAGAAAGAACTAACACGGTGGATGCAACTAGTACGAGAATATCCTGATGGCATACAAGCATTTTGGCCTAGTCAGATATCAGCCAAGTCAAAGATAGCAAACATGATGAGCTCGGCAGTATTTCCTTTTGTTACACATGCTGTAATCTTTGGATCGTGGTATGGTGTTTTAGCAGATATGATTAAAGTTAGAAATGTAATGTGTGTTGATTTAGAATCAAAATATTTAAATTGGTGTGCTGAAGAACATGACACCTGGCAAGGTAGTTTGGTAGATTTCAAATACCATGGAGCTTACGATCACCCTGGACTAGTTATAAATACTATTACAGAACACATAAGCCAAGATGAGTATGACGCTTGGTATGACAATATACCCTTAGGGACTACAGTAATTCTTCAGGGCAACAATGATTTTAATGAGCCAGATCATATTAGGCCGGCAAAGGATTTAACAGAGTTTTTGAAAATGAACAAGATGCGAATGGTTAAAGAAAAAAGTCAAGATAATTATGAAGGCCCTTGGAATCATATAGATAATGAACCAACTGTCTATACAAGGTATACTGTGATGGGTAAGAAATGACAGAGATTATAGAAACTACAAATATTACCGAGACCCGTGAAGAGAAAGACAGTCCACACGCACAACACAATTTAGATGTACACGATCCCAATGCTTATTTTGAATTTTTAAAAGATTCTAGAAAAAACTTAGATGAGGTTAGCCCTTCATTTTGTGCTGCTAAATGGACACAGTCTACAATACTATTATACAGTGGCGAAACACATTCCTGTCACCACCCCTCACGCCATAAAATACAGTTATCAGATATTAAGGACAACCCAAGGGGAATACACAATACAAAACACAAGATGCTTGCTAGAGAAGAAATGCTACAAGGCATACAGACTAAAGAGTGTGATTACTGCTGGAGAGTGGAAAACCAAAATCCAGAACACATAAGTGATAGAGTTTACAAGTCGTCTTACTCTTGGTCGCTACCTCACATAGATAAAATTGTAGAATCTGGGCAAGGAGAAAACTTTGATCCAACATATGTAGAAGTTGCTTTTGATAGCACATGTAACTTCAAATGTATTTACTGTAGCCCCGAAGCTAGCTCAAGATGGGAAGACGAGATACGTCAGCACGGAGACATGAAGCAAACAGAGTTTAATTTAAATAATTTAGATTGGTTGAGGAAAGAAGGCAAGTTACCTATACACCGAAAAGACTACAACCCATACAAAGAGGCTTTTTGGAAATGGTGGCCCGAGTTGTATCCTAAATTAGAAACATTTAGAATAACAGGTGGTGAGCCTTTACTTAGTAAAGACACGTGGAAGGTATTTGATTATATTAAAGAGAATCCAAATCCCAATCTTATTCTCGCAGTTAATACAAACAACAATGTTCCCGATAAAATGGCTGACAGACTTATTAAAAACATAAATGAGATGCAAGGTAACATTAAGTACTTTGACATATACACCTCATTTGAAAACACAGGTAAACATGCAGAGTACACAAGAGAAGGTATGGTGTATCGAGAGTTTATAGATAACTGTTATAAGATACTAGATGAAACCCCCGAGTCTACAAGAATACATTTTATGACTACAATTAATTTAACTAGTGCACCTAGCATGATAGAGTTCTTACAAGAGATAAAAGACATGCGTGGCACAAAAGGTTCTATATACCAACCACAAAAGCATGTATTCAGAGTACGAACACATTTAAATTATTTGCGGTGGCCTCGAACTTTAATGTTATCATTAATTAATGAAAAGGATAAAAAATATTATGGTGAGTTGTGGTTAGACTTTATGCACGCCAACAAAATAACAGACGAACGTAAAGACGAGGAATGTTTTTATTTAGAGGAAGTGGATCAAATGGAAAGGCTTGTAGAGTTTATGCAAACCGACAAACAACCAAAAGTCGTATATGATGACATGAGGTTATATTTAAAACAACTAGACGAAAGACGTGGAAATGATTTCTGTAACACTTTCCCTGAGCTAGCATATTTAATGGATGATAATTACTATGGCGGATAAACCACAATTAACTATAGGCGAGCCGTCTAACTTAATTAAGTATAGAGACGATACGCTAAACAGTAAGAGCGAATCTTTCTGCGGGGCTAAGTGGGGCAACAGTACTATATGGTTACATAGTGGTAAAACAACTAGTTGCCATCACCCCTCACCACATGATATTAATATAGACGACATTGCAAAAGATCCGTCTATGTTACACAATACAAGAGAAAAAATGGAGCGCCGTCTTGAGATGCAAGTCGGTAAACGTCCTAGAGAATGTCAGTACTGCTGGAAAGTAGAAGACATGGGTAAGGATTATGTCTCAGATAGAATTTATAAGTCTTTACAATTTTCAGAAGAGGAAATGTCAAAGTGGTACGATGCTCCTCATACAGAAAGAGTGGTACCACCTACAATAGAAGTATCGTTTTCTAGAACATGTAACTTTGCTTGTACTTACTGTAACGCAGACTTCAGTACAGAGTGGCGTAAGGACATTCGTAAAAACGGCGGTTACGACATGGAAACTCATGGAGGTAAAGTCTTTATGATAGATGGAGATGAAAACAATCCATACGAAAGACTTCCTGAAGAAGATAACCCATACACCAAAGCGTGGTGGGAATGGTGGCCGGAGCTCAGTAAAGGATTACGAACACTAAGGATTACAGGTGGCGAACCATTGATGTCTAATGATGTTTGGAAGTTGTTTGCTAAAGTTAAAGAAGAAGGCCACACATTTGAAGTAGGACTAAACTCCAACCTAGGTGCTAAGCCAGCATTAATTAATAGACTAATTGAAGAGTCACACGGAATGCCTAACCTTACTTTATTCTCTAGTAATGAGACAGTAGGTAAAGAAGCAGAGTATATTAGATGGGGACTTAAATATGATTACTGGAAAGAAAACATGGAACGAGTTTTCACCGAATCTAATATTAAACGAACAGTAGTAATGATGACTATTAATGCTTTATGTTTATTTAATATAACAAAGTTTCTAACACAAGTTATTACATGGAAACACCAGTATCCAAACAAGAGCATAGGTATTAGTATTAACTTTTTACGTTTCCCTGCTTGTCAATCAATGATGGTATTGCCGATGGACATACGACACAGACTAGCCCAAGAAATTGAAGATTGGTATCTAATAAATAAAGATGACAGGTTTCTTAACGCGATGGAAAAAGGCGATATAGAAAGATTAATTAATTATATTAGAACAGTTGAACGTGGACATGATTTTGCAGATCCAGATATGAAGGCAAACATTAGAGACTTTAAACGATTCTATACACAATACGATATGCGTCGAGATAGAACTATAGATGTATTTCCACAATATTTTTTAGATTGGTATAACAGTATAGACACAGAAATACCAGAAAGGATTGGAGCAGTAAATGTCTAATAAAATACAAGTTAAAAACATATCAGATAAAAACATGTCAGACGTGTATTGCCCTCTACCCTTTAACCACATGAACCTACACCCTAACGGAAATGTAGGATTGTGCTGTGTATCAGAAATGATGAACCCCAATTCAGATGGTTTCTATAGAGATATGGAAACAAACAAAATGTTAAACCTTGCAACAGATTCAGTAAATACATTATGGGATAAGAGTAATGTAATAAGGGCAAGAGAACAGATGTTATCCGGAGTCGAGCCACCTGCTTGCCACAACTGTTACAAGATAGAAAAGAGAGGTGGGAAGTCCAGACGTTTAGTTGAAAGAGAACGATGGGGACAAAACATAACAAAACCTAGACTAGAGTTTCTAGATCTAAGAATGTCTAATTTATGTAACTCAAAATGTATGATGTGTAACCCAGACTCTAGTTCATCTCTTGCATCTGAATACAAGCAGTGGGACGATGCATTAGATTTTGTTGTTGCAGATCCCAAGACATATAAAGAATATCAGTGGTTCAACAACGATAAAATTGAAGAAATATTAGAACACAAAGACACGTTAAAGTATATGTACATCAATGGTGGCGAACCGTTTATGATGCCATTCCATTGGAAGTTTTTAGAGCGACTAATTGAAGAGGGTGTTGCTAAGAACATTCATATAAGTTACAATACAAACTGTTCTCAATACGAGACTTGGTATGAGGATATATGGAAACACTTTAAACATGTATCTCTAGGTATGTCTGTTGATGGTGTAGATAAAGTTAACGAGTGGATAAGAAAACCTGTTAAAGGTAACACCTGGGAACAAATAGATGAGAACATACATAAGTTCTTTTTTGAAACTCCGTCTTTATACGCAGTCAACATAACTAACACAGTACAGTTTCTTAATGCACCATACTTGGATGATTACTACAAGTGGGCACAGCCTATTGTGGATAAACGAAATGCAAATCCTGATTTAGGAATAGCAACAATTAATCAGAACATGTTAGTGTTTCCTCATTATCTATCTTTAAATTGTGCATCTATAGAGTGGAAACAAAAAGTAAAAACACATTTAGAACAATCAGAATACAAACATCAAATACTAACCCCTACCCTAACAAGTTATTTGGACGCAAAAGAAGAGTCGAAATTCCTATGGGATCAAGGAATGACTTTTCTTAATGAGGTAGAGAAAACTCGTAAAATGGGCCCATGGAAGGATATATTTAATTATGAATTCAAATTCTAATAAATCGCTATGTATTTTCCCGTGGATAGAAAACTATCAAGGTAGTCGTTACGAAAGAAAATATTGCTGTATATCTGACGACCTAAAGGGACAACAAAAAACAACAGAAAAAGAGTTTTGGAACTCGGGGTATATGAGACGTACACGTTTAGATATGTTAAACGGTGTTAAGCGAAAAGAATGCCACGCATGTTATCAGAACGAAGAAAACGGAATACTATCGTTACGACAAGAGTCTACATTTGAAAATGATGGACAAATAAAAGATGTATATAAAAGTATATTAGAAGAAACAAATGAGAGTGGTGCTTTAGTAAGTGAGCCATCTTATTACGACTCTAGAACAATACATTGTAATCTACAATGTGTATCGTGTGGAATAGTGTACAGTTCTCAGCATATAGAACTATTTAAAGATATGTTTAGTGAGCAAGCTTTAAACGCCTCTCCTGGAAACGGTGGTACATACAACAACCCTTTCAAAGTTGATAAGAAACATGAGAAGGCTACTGCCGATGAAATGGTTAGAGGTTTAGTAGAAAAAAGAATAACAGGTTTCTATTGGGCAGGCGGTGAGCCATTTATGTCACCTGTACATTGGACTGTAATGGAAAAGATGTTAGAACTGAGAGACGATCCGGAATATACAGATTATATTGATAACATTAGAGTACATTATAATACAAACCTTACACGAAGAATGTGGAAAGGTAAACCTGTCGCCCAGATATTAAATAAGTTTAAACACTTGCGCATTGAGGCAAGTTTAGATGGAACACATGAAACCTTGGAGTATACAAGGGACGGTGCCAAGTGGGATATTATTGAGGAGAATTGGAGAGAGTTCCACGAAGCAGGTATTACAATGGAAGTAGCAAGTGTGTTAACAGCTCCTGTTATATTTGACATTGATAGATATATAAAATTCTTCGAGCAGTGGCCAGGTATGAGAGTGGCAAATCATCTATATATGATCAACCAAAGAGATAAAGCGCAACAATGTATTTTAGATATATGTGTTTATCCTACACATATATTTAAACCAGCAATGGAACACGCAATACAAGCTTTTGAAAACTCTTCTTTTGTAAACAAAGAAAAAACAATTGATATTTTAAAATATTATTTACGTTCTAAAGAGGAGAATGTAGATGTATTAGATAGTCCAGAGTATTTAAGTGCAATTAAAAGTAAGACGCTACACAGGGACGAATACCAAAAAACAATTAAACTCCCTGACTTGTACAAGCTAACAAACCCAGACGCACATAAATGGTTTATGGATTTGCCATATAATATGGTTGACTATTATGGATATCACCAAAACGAAGTTCAAGATGCGTTAAAAGAAAAAAATATTCCCGTGAGACAATTATGAGCGGCTATTTTTCATACGACAATATAAACAAGATGCACGTTGAGTTATCTAGTGTATGTAACTCTATTTGTCCTAACTGTCCACGGTACTTTCAAAATAGCCCCAATGTTATTCCTGAACTTTACCCACAGTCAATAACTATAGAAAAGTTTAAAGAGTGGTTTCCAAGAGAGACTTTAATGAAGATGAAACAGATTTTATTCTGTGGCAATCACGGCGATCCGGGTTCATGTAAAGACTTAGTCCCTATACTAGAGTATGTTTTTGATAATACAAAGTACTATTGTGGCGTACAGATGCACACAAACGGAGGCATGAAGCAACCCAAAATTTGGGATAAGATCGGAATGCTGTTTGCAAAAAGACCTGAATCATGGAAAATGATATTCTCAATAGACGGCCTAGAAGACACAAACCACATATACAGAAGGAATGTAAATTGGGATAAGTTGATGGCTAATGTTAAAGCATATACTAAACATGAAGGTAATAGTGACTGGGAGTTTTTAATTTTTAAACACAACGAACTACAAGTCAAAGCTGCTAAAGAGATGTCAATACAGTTAGGCATCAAACAGTTTTCACCTAAAAAAGCTCATGGATTAGACGATGGAAATAATCACGCAACCATGCCAGCTCTAAACAAAGAAGGTAAAACTGAATATCAAATATATCCTCCTACAGAGCAAAAAGACAAAGTAAACTATATTAAAACAACTAACACAGATATTATTATAACAAAGAATAAAGAGTTTGACAAAGTTACAATGCCAGACAATACACACAGGCATAGATACATAGAAGGCACAGTCGGTTTGACTCGTGTTAAACAGCATCATCTAGAAGAGTGGGACAACACACCAATTCGTCCAAGGTGCTACAGAGAGGTATATGTATCCGCCAGTGGTTTTGTTACCCCCTGTTGTTGGATAGGAATTATTATCCCCTTTATTGATAAATCAGAAAAAACATCTATAACATTTAAAACCCACCAATTAAAAGAAAAAATGTTAAAGTTAGGATTAGACAATTTTAATCTACACAACATATCGTTAAAAGAATTACTAGACACCGGCCTGTTAAACAAAGTGTATTCAGATGATTGGGATAAAACCACTGCTAATGGAAAACTAGCATTATGTACTGAGACATGTGGTAAGGCGAATGTATTAGACGACACAATGTCTCACGAAGACAACCCATACAAAAAGATACGGAAATCTACAGACCACAGAGAACATTTAGCATGAGATTAGATTTAATAGACAATGACTTTCCTGTTTGGGAAGTAACGGGGTTTCATGTTCCCCAATATTTGTTTACAGGAGACGATACATATGATCAAGGGTATGAGTCAGATACTGTACATTTAAGAAAAGAAAGTAAACCAGGAATAGACAAATTAGACTTTTGTGATGCGTGGGACGCACATACAACAATATTAGAAAAGTATATACAAGGTGATATAAGTAATATAGAAGAGGTAAGGCAGATGTGGATGAAGTCTTTATCTAAATTTAGAATGCCAAAGTTTAAAGACATTGGAGTAGTTATACAAGACGGCGAAGGTTTTGATATGTCCCCACACATAGACAACAGACATGTCTTTGGTGTATTAATTATAAACCTACAAGACAATCCACAAGGCTCCGGTACTAGATTTTTAGAGCTAGGATACGAGGGCCCTGTATTAAAAGGAACCGGAGTGTTTATGTTAAACAACTGGAATACAACACATGCAATAACCAACCCAGGTCCTGGCTCTCGACTTATTGGTTATCAAATATTACATATTGATATGATATGAAAATAGAAGTAGTATTAAATCCTAAAACGTTTGGAAAGAAAGCTTCTATTGTTTGGGAGCCCGATCTGAATAATGACTTCGTACAATGGTGGGTTTCTTGGTATGTTGACAAGTTACTGTTCGCAGAACCATTTATTTCAAAAAGACTTAATTTGCTTTCCCCCGATAATGACATTCATGGTTCAGAAAATATATCTAAGTTTCTTGGACTACAAGAAAAAAAACTCAAGGATGCAATAGATAACATAAACACATTTTTAGATCCTGAAAATTATTTTCCCGTATCACCCAAACAGGTATCTTTTAAAAGGTCTAAGAAGAAAACACGAGAGTTATTAAATACTGTACATAGATATTTTGTGAGAGTAGCGTATCCAGCAGGCCCATGGAGTACTAGAAGGCAATGCTGGGATCCCAGAAGATATGATTTCTCATTTATATATAATTGGGAAGTGGATTGCATAGACAGAGAAAAGATACAAAGGACAAATGGCGATCCCACAGTTAAACTTGAAGGAGACTTTATAATTACTGAAAACATGAGAGTGCCTTTTAAAGATGCTGTCCTTGCTTTAAATAATATTGTGCATGATGTAGAACCTATATTATATTCAAAGTCTAAAAGAGTTGCAAAACTTCCAAAAATTCAGACAATACAAATTCAACCTATGCCTACCGATTACTGGAAACAAACGAACTGCAAGGTACCTGGTATCTGGACAGAAAAGAAATTTCTGATTCAATGGAAATCAATGGAATATATAGACATTCCTCCTCATTTATACGAGTATCAATCATCAGATGATTATGATGTGTGGGCACCACAAGATTGTATATTAGGTAAGGGCCCAAGTTTAGCATACATAGACGAAGACGACGCAAAACAATTTGATATAAATAATGGACACCAAGTAAACTTTGGATTTGAATTTTCTGATAGAGAGGATAGACAGATAATATCTAAAAGTAAAGACTTTGATGATAATAAAATACCTTTTGGATGGCCACTAGGGCGTATAATAAACGGGAAAGAGCATATGAAAGACTTTTGGGACGGACACAACGGCGGAAACAAAATAATGGAGATAAAGATACATGAGTAAGGTCTTATTAACAGGGTGTGGTTCTAAATACGGTAAGGTATTGCTACGCCAATTATCATATAGATATGATGAAATAGACGTTATAAGTTCTAACAAGGATTGGGAAGACAAACCAGATAATGTTAATGCCATTTACATAGACTGGAGAAGTAAGACATCTCTAGAGAGACAAATACATTTACTTGAAAGGCAGAAATATGACTTAGTATTTTTTAATCATAATTCAAAACCACAACGAATCAACGCAGAGAGTTATTATGTTGATGTGTTGTGGACACAAGAAGTACTTGAAAAGGTTGGCTGTCATAAAAATTTAAAAGTAGGTTGGATGATAACAGCTGGTGTTGGATCTCATATGAACCAACCCGAATTTTCACCATACTTTAATAATAAACATAGTAGGATTTATCTTTGTGAATTTAACTCCTGGTTACATGAAGGTGTATTCTTTACAGTAGATCCAGCAGAGCCTTCTCAATGGACCGCAGGTGAAGTTAAACAAGAAGTTATGAAGTTAGCAGACTACATGTTGAAAGATGTACAGGGTCGAGACATGTATAAAACTCGACTTGGGAAACCCCCAGAAATGAATGAACAACTTCAATGGGTAAACGTGAAACATAATCCTAAAAAGAGAACAGGGAAACCAAAAGACTTACCACACAGCGATCCTTTTATATATGATTAGGTGGGGCATATCAGCATACAACCATAACGCAGCCCTTTCCGTTGTTGATGGAGACGAGATACTGTTCGCATCTGAGTCTGAACGATATAGTGGAATAAAGAACGATGCAAACTTACCTGATGAGTTAATACAAGCAGCATTAAAATTCGGCGAACCAGAAGATATTAATTGGTATGAGAATAATAAACTAAAAAACCTTAGGCGATTATACGCAGGACAAAAACTTAAGCGCCTCCCTCTACACCCATATTTAAAGAAACGCAAAATAAACTTTCATACACACCATACTACACACGCAGCGGCAGGATTTTATACTAGTCCATATCAAAACGCAACAGTTCTCGTTATAGATGCTATTGGAGAGTTTACTACTACAAGCATATGGGACGGAGTTCCTCATCACGGCTTACATAAAATATGGAGTCAACGATACCCGACATCGTTGGGATTGTTTTACTCTGCTATTACACATAGATGCTACCTAAAGCCAAATGAAGAAGAATATATTTTAATGGGTATGGCTGCGTACGGCGACCCTAACAGATATTATAAACCGATGAGAGATTTATTAGACACTAACCTACATAAAGGTTGTCGCAATTTTCTACCTCATGTTAAAGACTATTATGACTTTGCAGCCTCAGCGCAGAAAATATATGAAGAAGAATTTGAGAAGTTAGTTGTCAAAGCAAAATTAATGTTACCCCACAATGAAAACTTAGTAATTATGGGAGGGTGTGCATTAAATTGTGTGGCTAATAATTTAGCATTAAAGCATTACGATAACATTTGGATAATGCCAGCTCCTGGAGACTCTGGTTCTTCGTTAGGAGCAGTACTAGCATCCACACAAGAACACGTTAATTGGAGAGGCCCTTATCTCGGCCACAATATTGAAGGTGAATATCCTGTGCAAAAAGCTTTAGGTGAGTTGTTACAAGGCAACATGGTTGGAGTAGCAAATGGACGAGCAGAGTTTGGGCCACGAGCATTGGGTAATAGAAGTTTGTTTGCAGACCCTAGAGGCGAAGACATTAAGGACAAGGTTAACGCAATAAAAAGACGACAAGAGTTTAGGCCGTTTGCACCTGTTATAATGGAGGAGTATGCTGGAACATGTTTTAATATGCCAGTAAGCGACTCGCCTTATATGCAGTACGTTATACAATGTACAAAGAAAGAACTGTACCCAGCAATATTGCACGCTGACGGCACGTCTAGGGTTCAAACTGTTAACAAAGAACAACATCCAGGGTTATATAAGCTCCTAAAAACGTTCTATATAAAAACAGGGTGTCCTATGTTACTTAATACAAGTTTAAACATCAAAGGTCGCCCTATGATAAATACGATAGAAGACGGTAATAGATTTGAGGAGCTGTATAATGTCAAAGTTTTTTAAATTTCCAAATATTCCCATCGAGTATTGGAGAGAAAACGATGTAGCTTATCAATTCCAACATCGCAAGTGGCAATCAGATCCTGATATTTACCCCAACAAACGTAAAGACGGCGATCCAGGCGTACAGCCTTCTCAAGTAAATAGGGTGTTGCCTATATCAAACAAGGTACCAAGAGTATGGTTTTTCGGAGATAGCTTTGTACAATTCCCTAGTGAAAATATTTGGAGTCATATAACTAAGAGACTTAATTGTGTTCACACAGGCTCAGGTGGTGGGGGTATAGTAAAATTGTATCACTCTTTAATGGTGTGTAAAGAATACATGGAACCAGAAGATAGAGTTGTAATTTGTTATAGTCACCCCAGTCGAGATGTACTAGCTAGTGGACATAGAGGAAGATATAGCCTCGATCCCATTTCTCAGGGAATCGACAAAGCAGGTTCAATTACAGACGGTATCTGTACAATTAGCAAATCTGAGGACAATAACTACATGTGGGAAGAGGGGTGGGAAACAAAAACCTCCGCCTCATACGAGGATAAAGATTTGCGTGCCAAAGTCCTGAAAGACTATACCTCATATGTAAACAACGTAAAGTGGAAACACGGAGACTCTCTTAGATGGCACGCTATTGTAACATCAATAGAGTCCGTAATTATACCTAACTTAGTAACTCCCTTTGTTTCAAGATTTTCTTGCTTTGAATACAGTTTAAATAAGCGACTCACACACCGACATCACCGTATAGACATACCAAGTAGCATAGAAGATCTGTATCCTTTATGGACGTTTGCTCAGAAAAATGTTATAGATTTTAATCTATTTGATGCTACCAAGAGCCCAAATCATATGACTGATGATTGTGTATCTGCATTCTTATTAACGTACAAAAAAGAGTTAAGAAAACTCCGTCTAGATTCGATATAAAGTATAAATAAAAATAAGATGGCTAACATACTACAGTTCCCAGAAAAGACACTTTTACCCGTAGTAATACAAGGGTACCGGATGTCATTCTATTCTGAAACCGAAATAGATTTAGCCCTCCTATGTGTAAATACATGGGGCTTTCAACAGAAAGGTTACACAAGAAGAGACTTATCTTCTATAGACCCATTGTACATAAAAGAATGTTTGATACGGGGCTATAACTCCGATCTCATAGCATTACCAGGTAAGAAGCTTATAAATAAGATTATAGACGGGATGGAAGCTATTGAAGTACCATCCAGAAAAATGTGATTACAGGATAGATAATGCCAATATATAGTTTTCAAGATAAACAAGGTGTAGTTTGGGACGACATGATGTCGTATGCCGACAAGCTAATATACCTCGAAGCAAACCCAGATATAATTTCAATCATAACTAAAGCTCCAGCTATCGCAAGCTCACGCGGCGGTGATAGAACTAAACCCCCTGCAGGATTTCAAGACGTGTTATCAAGAGTAGCAGACGCTAACCCATATTCTAATATGGCAGATGATTACGGCAAAAAGGACCCAACAAACGTTAAGCTAAGAGAAACGGTAAAGGGTGTCAAAAAGAAAGTAGGAGATCTTTACGGAGTGACAACAAAGGAGGCACCACCGGTATAAAATATATTATGTTAGGAGCAGTCCACAGTGGACTGAATAGATTTTAAACTAACAGGAGATAACCCAAATGGCTAGAAGAAACCTTCAACTAGTTCAAGACCAACAAAAGCAAAATTCACGGAGATCAACTCCACTCAAAGTTACAGAACACGACCTTAAACGGTTCGATCCAATTACAGATACACAAAACCAGTTCTGGCAAAAATACAAAAGAAAACAAGCATTACTATTACACGGTTCAGCAGGAACCGGTAAAACTTTTATTGCGTTATACAAGGCGATGGAAGATGTTATGCACAGAGGCGGCCCATACAGTAAACTAATAATTGTTAGATCTGCTGTTCCTTCAAGAGAGATAGGCCACTTGCCAGGCGATTACGGTGAAAAGATAGACGTGTACTCTATACCATATCAGAATATGATGGACGAGTTGTTCGCAGACAAAGAGAAGCCATACGATCGGCTAATGGAACAAAAGAAGATCTACTTTATGTGTACATCATTTGTTAGAGGTATTACATTAGATAACTCTATTGTGGTAGTTGACGAATGTCAGAATATGAGCGACATGGAGATTAACAGTATTATGACAAGGATTGGCCACAATTCTAAGATCATATTTTGTGGGGATTTCAGACAGACTGACTTATACAAGAGCAACGACAAGTCCGGACTTAAGAAATTCATACAAATAGCTGAGAGTATGCCATCATTTGACACAGTAGAGTTCGGCCCTGAGGATATTGTACGCTCAGAACTGGTAAAAGAGTACATTTTGGCACGGGTAGCATGGGAAGATTTACACGAAAACACCTAACCTATTGATTTTACTAGCAAAAAGAGTTGAAATCTTTTTAAAATAATGCTTGACATATGGTCCAAAACCCTGTATACTTACGGTATATAATGAAGAAACAAACTAAAATAGTGAGGACTAATATGTTAAAAGAAGAACTAGTAAACAAGGTTGAGCAGTTATGTGCAGATCTGAAGATGGAAGGGGATTTACGTCACCCAAATTTGGCGAAGTATAGATCATATACTTTTAGTGTAGGTAAAAAATACATTAAAATTATATCAGCAGACACGTTTAACGTATCAGCTGGTGGTTGTGAAAGCCAGAGTGTTTGGGGATTTGTTAATATTAACGAATTTGTCAAAGAACGTAAAATGGCAAATGGTATTAAGAAAGTTACTTTTAAAGAAGGTGATGTTTTATTAGCAGCAGGTTGGAATACTCCAGCATTGAATACACCTAGAGGTAACATCCTAGGTAATTATGCAATTGATGGCTCGAACCAATACGGTCCAAGCTACACATTTAGAGAGAGTAATTAATATGAATATATTTGATACTAACAAATCCCCCCAACAGAAGTTGGACGAAGCTTTTGACAGAGAGTGGAAATTCTTAGAACAGGCAGGGAAGGTTACAAACTTCCCTGGCCTTCAAGATGAAGGTGATACCGATTGTTTATGTGGCTTGCCACTAGACAATTCAGGCCCAGACTGTTACTCACATATGACGAAAGGATATTAGAATGATTAGATTTATGTTAGGATTTGTGATTATCATGGGCGCTGCCGGTGGGCTGGAAAAAGACACCATGGACATATCCCAAATGTTATTATGGAGTACCCTAGGCTTGTTGTTAATGGGCTGGGCTGCTTCTTCGTTGAATAAAGAAGAGGAAGAAGATATTGTTTAATCATATACCCGTTGAAGTAGCACAACTTAAACGAAAGAATACAGAAAACGGAAGGCGGTATGAAACACCTTCTGGTGTATTATATCCTTCTGTAACCACAATACTATCACACAAATCCAAGCCATTTATACAAGCTTGGCGTCAGCGTGTAGGTGAGGCAGAAGCTAATCGTATAAGTAATGTTGCTTCTACAAGAGGAACAAAAATACATACCCTATGTGAGGATGCACTCAACAATAAAGATGAGGATGTATCTAAACTTAGTATTCTCGATCAAGAGATGTACAGGGAGTTCCGCCCACTATTAAATGATATAGATAATATACATTGTTTAGAAGGCACCTTATATTCAGATCACCTAAGACTAGGTGGGCAAGTAGATTGCATCGCTGAGTACAAGGGTAAGCTTTCTGTAATAGATTTTAAAACATCTAAGAAGAAGAAAACCCGTTCACAATGCTATAGTTATTTTATGCAGTGTGCTGCTTATGCCATTATGTTTGAAGAAAGAACAGGAATCCCTGTAAGTCAAACAGTAATACTAATGGCTCAGGAAGATGATGGCCCAGCAATATGGGTTGAAAAGAGAGATGATTTTGTACCACAGTTAATTGAGACTAGAGATGCGTACGAAAATGAAAACAAAGAAGTGGTAGAGATCAATAACGATATGATGGCACACTTAGCTAACTCTGCTTCATAAAAGTCAAGACGCTCTTAGCTCAGCTGGATAGAGCAACAGCCTTCTAAGCTGTGGGTCAGTGGTTCGAATCCACTAGGGCGTACCAATATACAACAAAGGATTATAATGCCTAAGAAAGACAGGATACCATTAAAGGGTGGCGTAAAGAATGAAAATTAAAATAGGCCCGTATTCAAAACATCGTTGGTACCACAACTTTTTGTACGAGAAGTTCGGTATATGCAACGAACAGTCTGTGTCAGTTCGTATTGACAACTATGATACGTGGAGCATGGATCATACCCTTGCATATATTATTGAGCCAATGCTCAAGCAACTCAAACTAACCAAGCATGGTGCTCCGTATGTGTACCCTGAAGATGTACCTGCAGAGTTGCGTCCTACTAAGAAAGAACTAACAGCATACACTAAAAATGGTGAGACTGATAGCAAGTTCTTTGAGCGTTGGGATTGGGTGATGGACGAAATGATATTTGCCTTTGAGAGCAAACATAACGACTGGGAAGAACAGTTTCAATCAGGCGAACACGATGTTGTGTGGATTGAAATAACCGAAGGTAAACTCAAAGGTCATAGTGAAATGACCAAAGGTCCTAACGACACATATGAAGTTGATTGGGAAGGGCGTAAGGCATACCAAGATCGTATTACTAATGGATTTCGATTGTTTGGAAAGTACTTCGAATCACTTTGGGATTAGGTCCTACACCATAAATACATAAAAGTTACAAATACATTATCGTAAATAGAGTCACTTTGTATAAATAAGAGTGTTATAACGTGGTTCTATACTACATTATAACAAATTAATATAAACATCTAAAACAATAGGAGAGGTTTCATGACTACTGCCACATTCAGCAATGTAGCGAAGCACATGAAAACCAACGTTGAAAGGCTTAGGGAGAATGACAAGGTTTGTCTTATCTGTGATGCGGTTCAATTAGTAGCGATTATGGCGGCTCCGTTACTATTGCCCATAGGTATCATATACGCTACAAGTACGGGTATTTAAATTCAGAACGTAGACTGAATAGGTGTCGTAAGGCACCTTTTCTTTATCTAGCTTTTATGGTGTTCTTCACTCTTTACAAATACATGCTTTTAAAGTATAATAAATACTATTGTTCGTTGATACTTACGAATAAAGTTTTCTGGACCCGGGTGCAATTCCCGGCTCCTCCACCAATAAAAAATGAGGGGGAGAATTAGGATCGACAGGGAATAATAAGGTAAGTGGAGAATAAGTCAAGGCGGAAGACTTGTTGGTATTTTCCAACGCAGAAGCAAACAAACTAAATGCAGAAGCAAATGGTTACGCACTAGCGGCATAAGCTAGTCGGGGTATGGGCACCACCCTGTTACAATAGGGCCCACTATTAAAGGAGGAACCATATGAAGTTATGGATAACAGTACCGATGATATTGTTTATGATGATAGCAGAAGAAGTAAATGCTACAATGAAGAATAAAGAAAAGATTGTAACTACAACACAAGAAGAGGTAAATTGTTTAGCTGAAAATATATATTTTGAAGCTAGAGGAGAATCAACACCAGGCAGAATGGCTGTCGCTCTTGTTACATTAAACAGAGTAAAGGATAATAGATTTCCAGACACAGTTTGTGCAGTAGTTAAACAAACCAAGTATTACCCTAGCGGGAAGATAGATTTACATTCGTGCCAATTCAGTTGGTATTGTGATGGAAAATCTGACAAAGTAAGAGACTACAAGGTGTGGGAAGACATACATTTAATAGCAGAAGTAATGTATGAATACGAGTCAGTAGACGTCACACAAGGAGCACTATGGTATCATAGTCCTGCGGTTAAACCCAAATGGTCTATGGTTTATAATAAAACAGTAAAGATAGATAACCATATCTTCTATAAAGATGTTGACTAAAGCAGTTAAAGGTCGTATAATAAGCACATGTTAACAGATAAACCAAATGTAATTGTAACAGGCGGGTGTGGATTTATTGGTTCCCACCTAGTTCGTAGACTATCAGAACAAGGGTTCTTTGTAACCGTAGTTGATGATAACAGAACAGGAAAAGTATTCGTTACTCATAACAACGTCGAATACCATAACTGTGATGTGAAGGATTTTAATCCTCATCAAAGTTTTATAGAGCCACCCGTCTGTATTTTTCATTTAGCAAATAGCCCTAGAGTTCGTAGAGCTTTAGAGTATCCTACAGAAACAATAACAAATAATGTTAGCACAACATGTGCAGTAGCAGATTGGGCAAGAGTATTTAATTGTAAATTATATTTTGCTACATCTTCTAGTACACAGTATGTAGAGTCACAATCAAATCCATATACATTTAGTAAGGTGGTGTGTGAATCTACATTAGACTTATATAAGAGACTCTATTCATTAGATTATGTTTTAATGTTTTTCTACAACGTGTATGGGCCTGGTGAAGCAGACTACGGTGAGTATAGCACAGTTGTTAGAAAATTTAAACAAGATTATTTGAAAGGACAACCTTTAACAATATACGGAACAGGTAAGAAGGAAAGAGACTTCACTCATGTAGACGATGTTGTACAAGGTATGTTAGAGTTATTAGCAGATCCAGGCGTTCCTAATACGGCACACTTTGGCTCTGGAGATCCTCAAACAATCTTATCAATAGCAAAATGCTTCGATCACCCTATGGTACATTCTTTCGATAGGCAAGGTGAAGCTCAGAGAACGTTTTGCGAACACCCTTACATTGGTGCAACACATAATGTACACAATTATATTAATGAATGGATAGACAGGAATAAAACTTATGATGCCACCCAGAATAATCGTGGATAACACGATAGAAATGACAAAAGAAAAAATATCAGATATATTTTTAGTTACAAAGGAGTTTCATACTCCTACAGAATTTTCACAATACATGGAGCGAATGGCTTTTAATAGTAAAATATCTAATATGGATGCTGTATGTGATTACTGTATTAAAAAAGAAATTGAAATTGAGAGTATAGGAAAGTTCCTCACATCCAACTTAAAAAACAAAATTAAAGAAGAAGCATTAGAATTAAATCTTCTAAAAGAAAAGAAACGCGCTAAGCTACCTTTATAAAATGGATCCTTTTGACGTATATAAAATCTACCTCGCTGTGAAGTTGCACTTTACTACAGAGTCTTATGATATTACCAAACACAAGTTTGCTACAAGAGGAAAGCGAGAAACTTTTCTTAAGCGTAAAGACTTATTGGTACTTCGTAAGATGGCTAGGGATTACGACAGGAAGGACATAATAGACATATTAGTCGCTAACTTTGTTAGTGGCAAACGTTGGCACGGAATGTTTGATTCCGAGGCAATGGAAACATACAACATTTGGAAAGCTAACAAACAGAAGTTAGCATATACATTTGAACAGGATCTGAACACCATTCAATTAAGAATGGAACAAGATAATATAGAAGACTCCACTGTGGCAAGTGGACACCCTCTTATATTTAAACTGCTACTTGGTAAACAAATAGCAATAGAAACCGTAGTTATACTGAATAAAGGATTACAGTTTGTTAATGAATATAAGGACGATCTTATACTAAAAGATACAGTTCTTATGGTGAACAAGTATACTCCCTTTATGGGAAAGAATACCAATAACCTTCATTTAAAGCATCTAGGCCTTATAAATATAATTGCAAGAACTAGAAATAGTTCTTATACAACGTAAATACAACGCAAATACAGGAGAATACATATGTCGTTTAGTACACTTTCGGAGCTTCGGAATTCACGAGGCAAATTTGACAACCTAATGAAGGAAGTCGAAAAAATATCAAACCCAACATCTAACTTTTCAAAGGGTGATGACAGGGAATGGAAACCAACAGTAGATAAAGCAGGAAACGGTTATGCCGTTATCAGGTTTTTACCTGCACCTCAAGGCGAGGATATGCCATGGGTTAGGATCTGGAATCATGGATTTCAAGGACCTGGCGGTAAGTGGTATATTGAGAACTCTCTTACTACACTTAATAAACAAGATCCAGTTTCAGAATTAAACTCTGAATTATGGAACTCGGGTATTGAGTCGCAGAAGGAAATTGCTCGTAAGCAAAAGAGACGTCTTAGTTATTATGCTAATATAATGGTAGTAGAGGATAAAGCAAACCCAGCTAATGAAGGACAAGTATACCTTTATAAGTTTGGTAAAAAGATCTTTGACAAAGTTAAAGATGTTATGCAACCTCAGTTTGAAGACGAGTCCCCAGTCAATCCTTTTGACTTTTGGGAAGGCGCTAACTTTAAACTAAAAATCAGACAAGTAGAAGGATATCGTAATTATGATAAAAGTGAATTTGAAAGTCCTTCTTCTATATCTGATAATGATGATGAAATTGAAAAGGTTTGGGCTAGACAACACAGCTTAGCTGGCGTAGTCGCTCCAGAACAATTCAAGACCTACGAAGAGCTTAAATCCAAATTGGACATGGTCCTAGGCGGAAAGACAGCTAGATCGGCAGAGTCGATTTCATCTCAGACTGATGACGCAGAAGACGATAACTTTATGGAAAAAGTTAAATCTGTCCAAGCAGCACCAGCAGTAGAATCCACACCAACAGTTTCGGCTGATGATGAGGACGATACATTATCTTACTTCAAATCCCTTGCAGAAGATAACTAAAAACTATTAGTTTTTTTGAAGGCTCCTAACGGGGCCTTCTTTTTGACTATAAATAATAGTATGACATATACAGAAAAAGTATCAGCAAAAATAGTAATATTATATGCAGTAGCATTAATAGGGGTTCCTTTGTGGTTTGTATACGCACAGCCTACACTAGGACAAGTTGTATTGTGGTTTGTAGTGGCAGCGCTAGTTTCACGAATAGCAAACGCTGGGTATCATCGTTGGTTAACACACGCGCAATTCCAACCCACTTGGATAGGTAGAAAGATAATGTTGTGGTTCATGGTGATGACAGCTGAAGCACCACCTGGACATTATGTTGTATCTCATTTACAACATCACGCCAACACAGATAAAGAGGGAGATCCTCATGGTCCATTACAAATAGGTTTTAAAAGATTATTCTTCGGACAATACGATGAAGTAAAACCTAAGGTAGGATTTCTTAGATACTACTCTAAACAAAAAGACGCACAGTTTGTTACAAAACATTACTGGAGGTTGTACCTCGGCAATATGATTGTATTAGGTCTTATAAGCAAATGGCTTGTAGTATGGTTAGCATTTATGTTTGCTTGGAGTTGGATTTGGTTTCTTGTTATAAACTGGGGCGGGCACGGTGGCACTAAGGCAACACCTACAAACTTGAATTGGTTTTGTAATATCTTTATGGGCGGAGAAGATTATCATGCAAATCATCACGACAAACCTGGCCAACTTGTAATGGGTAGATGGGATACGACAGGTAAATTTATAGTACCTTGGTTACTCTCTAAATGAATAACAAACAGATACTAGGCCTACCTATATATCATGCTCACAATGTAAGAACAGATTTAATCCCTGACTTACAAGCATCGATTGAAGTCATGCAATTACTAAAATCTAATTGGGATAATAAACACAAGAGTAAGCTTAGCATTTATACAGAGTCTGGTGAACACAAATTTAATCTAAAGCAAGATCCAATGAAAGGAGTTGACGGTTGGCAAGACTTACGAAGGAGTATAAAGACTCATGTAATGTCCTACTTAGATGAGACCCAACCTATAGATTATGAGTTGCAATCAGAACTGGGTACTCAATTACGAAACGAGCTTAATTCTTTTTGGCACAACTATGCTTGGTATACATACTTTGATGAGACTGACTCTTACCCTTGGCATTCACATGGACAATATTATCTAGTAGCTACATATTATGTTAGAGCTGATGAAGAACATGCACCATTACAATTTAAATCTCCATTATCAGACATGTACACTAGTTGGTCAATGGGTACAAAGAATACAAATTTAGAAACCGTAATACAACCAAAGACGGGCGACTTAATAATATGGCCTGCATGGCTGGAACATCAGATCCCATCCACAGATACTATTATTTTAAACCATAGTAGTATTAAAGAAGTTAATAAATATAAAGATAATAGAATCAGTATAACAAACTGTTTCGTTAAACCACATACACAATTTTTGTATGATATGCAAAAGAATAAAGAGGAATAAAAGATGAATAGAGATAATATATTTGAACAGTTAAAAGTAGACGAGGGTGTTGTATATGAAGTATACAAAGATCACCTAGGATATCCTACTTTTGGAGTTGGACATTTAATACTAGAATCAGACGAAGAGTTTGAAAAGGAAGTAGGTACATTAGTATCAGAAGAAAGAGTTAAAGCTTGTTTTGAAAAGGATTTAGACACTTCAATTTCAGAATGTGTTGCACTGTACGGAGATGATTGGGATAAGTTCCAAGGTACTGTACAAGAAGTTCTAGTTAATATGATGTTTAATATGGGACGTCCTAGGCTTTCCAAGTTTAAGAAGTTTCAAGCAGCTATTGAATCAGAAGATTTTATAACAGCTTCAGAAGAAATGGAAGATAGTCGTTGGTTTAAACAAGTCGGACCTAGAGCGGAACGACTACAAGCTAGAATTTATAGTTTGGGAATTCCTAACGGTTAAGCGTACGCTGAATCTTGCCATCTAGATAACGAGCTACGGTTTATACGTGCACCCGAAGCAGCTGCCACTGCTACTGTTGGCCCACTATCACCACCACTTGCTACATTAGTAGTAGGGGCTACTATTACTGGTGGCATATCTGCATTTGCCATCATAGCATCTTGAAAAGCATTAGTTGTATTATCAATAGCAGCTGCTGTTGGCGCACCTAGATTTTCAATATTGGACAGTTTTCCTAGTTGATCTATTGCTGCTTTGCCATTATCAGGATCAATACTTCCATCTTGAATCCCTGCTTGAATTTCTTCCATCGTCATCTTGCCCATCTTATAAGACCCTTTAACCGCAATTTCAGTACCGGCTGCATTAGTCCGGTTGTAAGAACCATCTGACAGTTTACGAATTGCTGCATTTCCTTCCCCCTTCTCAATTGTCCAATCAAACATACCTTTTTCAATTTCTATAGCATCCATTGGTATGAGTTCATCTTCACCACGCACATTAACACCAACTTGGGCGCTGCCATTTGCTAAATCTGTATCTCGAGCATTGATAAACCTCCGCATATCAGATCCGGTCCTCAATCCAGCCATCGACAACCCTGTCTGAGATACACTGAACGCTTCGGCCATCAGATCTTCATCAGTCTTGCCGGTAGAGGGTGGCGCGTTCATGACAGGTATTGCAGTACCTGTTTCAGTTGCTGTATCTCCACCAGCTATTGACTCAAGAGTTGTATCAATGGCAGATACGTTTCTATCAATGCCTGCTGTAGCATCAGGATTATTTAGTAATGCCTGTACCATGGCTGCGTTTTTAATAGATGCTTTGTCTTTGTCGGATACTGAATCACCAGCTTCTGCCAACAATGTAGATTCTATACCCGCTGCCTCTTGTCTTATTTGTCCGGCTAACCCTGAATCTCTTTCTTCTATTTGGCTTAATACATTTTCTGTTTGGGCATTAGACTCTGCGAGATCTTCAGCTGATACAGGAATAGCATCTGCTATCGCTCCGCCAGCTGCCTTACCTGCTTTACTACCTCCCCACCATCCAAGAGCTCCGCCAATTATACCGCCTATAGCTGTTCCTACAAAAGGAACAACAGAACCAATGGCTGCTCCGGCAGCCATTCCGGCTAATGCTCCGGTTGCTCCACCTGTACCTTCTCCTATTGCCTCTGATTTAGCTTTTTGTTCTTCTTCTGCATTTAACTCACCTGCGTCTGCCATATCTTCAGCATTGTTAACACCGCTTACTGCTGTATAAACACCCATACCAACCGCTGCAACAGCTCCTAGAGCTTTACCTGCCAATTTAGCTTTGGGACTTTTCAAAAATCTCCCGAATCTACCAGCCTTTTTAGGCCCTTTTTTCTTAAACGGATTAAGGCCATCAAACATACCACCACCGCTTTCACTACCGCCACCTGCACCACCACCGTCTCTTAATATGTCTCTGATCTCTTCTAAGACATTTAGTTGTTTTTCAGCGAGAGGTTCTTTATCAATACCTGTTCTTTTGTCTACTTTACCTGGGCGACTTACCATTGTTGGTTGAGCTGCTATTGTACCTGCTGCAACAGGTTCTGCTGTTGCTGTTCCTATTTTCTCATTAACTAGGTTCTCATTAAGCTGCATAGTTAATGGACTACCCTGAGGATTTAAATCTATAGATCCTCTACCGGCCAGCCTTGCTGTTCTAGGATCTTCGCTAACCTGCCTATCATGTATCGCTTTAGTACGATCGTGCATTTTACCTTCAACAATAGGATAGTCACCTTCTCCAAAGCCTTCACCATCCATAAAGTCTGTAGACTTTACGGTAGCTGGACGAATATCATCTCTTGCTGTTAGTAGTATGTTTCCTTGAGACGCTCTGTCTGCGTGTTCTTTGGCAGACTCTACTGCTGCTTTTGCTTTACCACCAAACATGCCTCTAACATTATTAATTAGGCCGCCACTATCCTTGTTACCAAACAAGTGATCCGGGGAAAATGCTGAGGCAAGTCCTCCCTGTTGATCCATGCCCATAAGTTCTTTAAATTTACTACCACCTGACTGCTGTTTCATTACCGCATCAAGATCTATAGCATCACCTACACCCATAGCTTTTGCATCTACTTGGTATTTGGCTATCTGTTCAGTTAACGCTTTTGCCTCTTTAGGATCTCTAGATTTAGAATTTGTTTGTTTTTGTAATCCTTCTACAATGGCCTTGAAAGATTTACTTAGATCTTCACCCTCTGAACCTGATTCAAAAGCTTTGCTAAGAGCTTCCATGGATCCCTCTTTACCTAAACCATCACCAATAGTTTGCATGGCCATACTTGCGCCACTACCCTGTCTATATTGGTTGTCTTTGAACCCACCCTTATCTCTAATAACATCTCCGATAACTCCAACTGGAGCTTTAACAAACTTACCGGCCTTCTCTCCCTCTTCATAATTCTCATGCCATCTATTTGAGGCACCATTAAATACTTTACCTTCTTTCTCTGCCTGCATGTTTACTGCCAACATGGCAAGTTTGCTAGGCGTGTTCTGTTTTCGTTTTCCTGCGCTTGGCTTAGCGCCAGTTCTTTTAACTTCTACATCGTTTTCATTGCCTGTCGATATTTTTTGTCCGCCACCGCTAACCACGCCACCCATGTTGTTGTGCATGTCAGTTACTTTAGCGCCAATATCTGCTATCGCTGTTTCTATACGTTTATTACTTTGTTGTCTCTTTTTATCTCTTTCTGTTGATGCTGTATTCCCCTCACTTACTACCTTCCCAAAGTTCAGGTTAGCTTTATTAATTTTTCTTTGTTGAAGTGCATCAATACCCTGGGCGATGTTTAATAGTTTGTTTTTGCCGGCATGCTCTTTAAGGAAATCGAAGTGAGTCTCCATTTCTTCTTGGCTTTGTTTAAACTCTTGTCTAAGATC